CGGGGGTTTTCTCAAGGTTCTCGGTGCCCTCGCTGACCCGATATTTTGCAATGCTAGGGATCGATTCTTCAACAGCCTGATATAGCGGCTGATTGATAAACCAATTAGATTTCATGCTGAGCATGTAGTTTTTTAGGGTATATTTCATAGTTGTAAATTGTTGCACAAATCTATACCATGTACAAACTTATATGAGATAAAGAGCACACAAAAATGATTGAGATTGAGTTAGGCGCCCAAGAAAAAAGCCACCCCGACCGTCAGCGTAAAAGCTTAGCGGTAGATCAGCACACATATGACCTTCTGGCCGAGATATGTTTCGACCAACGGCGGTCAAAAATTGATCAGTTGAAGATGTTAATCGAGCATGAGCACGATAAATTGTTCCTGCCTCGGAACGTCTCTCGATGATTAACTTTGCGAAGAAAAAAACTTTACCGCAATCCTACAAGCCTGTGCTTGAGGGCAGTGAGGTTATTGATCTTTTTGCTCGTCTTACACTATATCAGCAAGCGGCATTAATGCGATTACTAAGCAGAAACACCGTGCTGAACGTCAATGGCGAGCAATATATGGGCTATGAGTTTGATTACGAGGTAGAGGGCGCTGTTATATCTGTCTCTCAGTCCGTAGAAGAATCAGACTAACCCGGCAATACCCCCGCCTGTTTGGAGCCTAGAAGCCAACTCCCTATCTGCGTCATTAGGCAGGATAGTTGGGGACATACCCGACTGCCCAGAAAAAGATCCAGACCCCATAGATGGCAACGGCTCAAACATTGGAGCCCCAACGTCAGGCATATCGATAGATTGCATCTGCGCCATCAAGTCTTCTCTGCTAGGCAAAACCTTGTCCGCCGTAGACTTTGGGACCGACTGCCGAAATGCAGCTTCATTATTAACTGGTATTCCTTCGGCTGGCGATTCTTTTAGCGTCTCTGTGTCCTGCCACTCGATTGGCTCAATGGAGTCTTGAGTTAATCCCTGAATAACGGCGCGAATCTCATCTCGAATGTCTGGATTGACCGCAGATATTTGCCCCAACCGCCTAATGTGCTGGCCAAAAGATTGTGGATTGTATGCCGCCTTCTCCACGCCCTCTGCAAGCCAGTTAACAAACGCCTTGTTTGTCATTAGTTTTGCGGATGCATATGGTGCAATCAAACCTGCAAATCCGTACTCGAATCCTTCTCCGGCCATGCCAGCGCCGCTGGCGGCAGCGATGGGCCCAAATGTCCCCATTGCACCCAACAACCTTGCTGTGCCGGAAGGGTTTGCCATGTCGCTGGCTGACTTTCCAACCCTATCTACGGTAAAGACTAGGTTGTCTAGCGCGGGCGCCAGATCTTTGTATTCTGTGCCGCCAAAAAGAGCCTCTTTGGATTCTTTTGAAAGGTTGTTCCAATTACGAATAAAGGTGTTCGGAGAAAACCCAGCCTCGGTTATAGCTTCGGCGCCTTCCTTGAGGGCTTGCTCACCCATCTCGGAAGCTCCAGCAGATCCGGCGTTGGGCATACCCATCCTTCCAAGCATGTACCCAGACAGGACATTAAATTCTTCGGGGGTAAACTGCCTGCGCATCTTCTCTAAACGCTCTGCGCCTTCTTTGGAACCGCCCAGAACCAAACGCAGGGCTCCAGTCGCCTCCTGCTCTCCAGACTTAATAACCTTATCTATAAAGGCTATGTCGCCGCCCTTGCGCATATTCTCTTTAACGAAATTGTTCGCCGCCTTGTACTTGTCTAAAACGGTTTGCTGTGCTTTTTTGCCCGCCTTTCCGCCAAGAAGATCCATCTGGGTGCTGCCTGCACTCTTAACCAGATTGTCTAGGTCACTAGTGACAAACCCAATAAGCTCTTTGACCTTTCTCTCAGAAGCATTGAGTGCGCCCTGAGACTCGGCTTTGCGCACCGTAGCCATTAAACTACTGCGAAAGCTTTTTAGTTCGTTGTACCCAAGTTTTCCTTCTCCGGCATCTCGCAAAACTTTTGCAGCGAGCTCCAGTGCAGGATCAACGTCGGGGCTTCCGGTGGCTGTTTTGCTGGCCGCAAAATATTTATCGACAAACGCCTTGGTAGAGGGCGCGTCAGACTTTACGTTTCCAACCAGTTCGCCGACTTCATTGTACATTGCAGTAACTTTCTCGTCATAACGAGATCTTGCTGCCTGTGCTGCATCCATTGTTCTGTATGCTGCATCAGAGGTTGTTCTTGCGCCGCCGTACTGTTGTGCCAGTCTTGCGGCCTCTTGTTGAATTTGTAACAGCGTTTGCTCGGCGTTTTCTTTCATGGTGGTAACTGATGTGGGCACCGCAGAAAGATATTGCTCAAAAAGGTTAGCCAGAGGGCTTCCTGTAATCTGCCCTGCGGTGGGATTTGTTATCCCAACGCTCTGCATCTTCTGTAGCGCCTCTTTAGCCACCGTAGACATTGTTCTTGTCACAAACCTTACTGGAGCGCCAACGCCAATTTTTACGCCTTGAAACACCTTTGAGGTTATGGGACCAGCCGCCGCGTTAAAAACTGCCGTAGTTGCAAAGTCAGAAAGCCTGTCCCCAGCCCCTCGATTATCTTCGGTCTCCCCAAAATAATCCAAGATGCCAATATATGCTTCTCTTGCTGCCGCACTTCCGATGCCCTCTCCAGCGACAAATGCCGCAGTTGCCGCAGGAATCGCTCCAAGCACTGTGGGCGCCGTTGCTGTGGCTGCTGCACCAGCGGCTAGGGTTCCAGCAGTCAATCCTCCAATCACTTCTGCAATTTCTGGTCCTGCATCAGCAAAGTCTGCAAGCGTTGGAATTGGCATACCAAACAACCGAACATCCTCGTCAAACAGGCTCAGCCCCCCAGTTTCTGGGTTGGTAATGATAAAGTTGCCCCTACCAAAATTAGCCGCGCCACTCTCGGGGTCAAAAACCTCCACAGGTATGGCATCTGGATAGAATTTTTTAATTGTTGCCAGCTTGTCTTCCGTGCTTTGCGCAGCGGCAACTTGAGCCCTGATACCGGCGGGGGCGCCCGACTGAGTGTCAATAGAGGCGTTAAGCTCCTGCTGAGCCATGTTCATCAAAAAGTCGTCGTCATACGTCGGAACGTCTGGAAATGCAACTTCCTTATCAACCATACTTAAAAGCTGGTCGTCATTTAAAGTGTCGAGTGCTGTTTGACTCATTCTATAAGGCCCCTTTCGCGCAGTTTCTTTGCTAGTTCGGGGTTAGTTTGCGCTCTTTTCTTTAATAATTCCAGAGCCTCTATTTGTGGCGATCCGCCCTGATCGCTTTCAGCCAAGTCTGTTTCGGCTCTATTAAAGGCTTTGCCAGCCATAGACTTCATACCTACTACCTGTAGCTTTCTAGCTCTTTGCTTTTGGGCTATTACTTCGGCCTTGTCCCCAAACTGCGGAATGTAAAGCTGAAACATTAATTCTGTTTCTTCTTCGGTTAGCGTGGCACCAGATTCCTTTCTTAAAACAGCCAAGGCAAAGTCTGTGGCAGCGTTATCAAATACCTGAGTCTTCCCAGACTTTAAATAGTTTTCAGCAAATTCAGGAATAAAGGGCCCCTGCTCGATTAAAATCTTGTCTTTAAAGTTGACTGGGTTAAATCCAGAATCAAGTACAGCATTCATATTCTCTTGCGCTTCCAGCATTCTTAGCGCGAAACCCGCCGCCTTGTTTTGCTCGCCAGAGAAGGGGTCCTTTTTCTTTTCAGTGCCCTCAATAACGCCAAAAGTCTGTGCTTTTGGTGCCGGAGCCTCCATAGATGCCGAGTTAAATTCATCTAAACTAAGTATTCTTTCTGCCATTTCAACTTACCCTGTAAAGTATTCTGGGCCATTTATGCCCTGACGTTCAAAGATTGGCTGCCCATCTTTGTACCTGCCGGTGAAGGTTGCGCCTTCTGGCGGGGTTGTATCTACCGCAGGCCCGTCTGGAGCTCCAGAGATCACGTTGCTTAGATCAAGGCCGGGTATCAGAACGCTTTCAAGGCCGCGCTCAGTTTGAACCGTAGATTGCCGTGGCTTCGTTATGATCGCCAAAGCAATTTTGTATTCTGGGGTTTCCTTCAACTCAGGATTTTTTTCTGCCTGAATGATTAGGTTCAAGGCCGCAGACTCTACGCTTTTTCCTTTAAAGTAACCATTGTTCTGCTTGAGCATTTCTATTTCATAGTCAAAATTTGAATCCAGCATCTTTTCTTGCATCAATTTGCTGTCTTCTCTTTTCTTCTCAATGTCCGTATAGGCCATCTGCATTAGCTTGGTCTGCATTTCATCGGCGGTTGCCCTGCGCTTTTGCGCCGCTTCGCTGAACAGGTTAAAGCCAGCCGCTAGGCCATATCCAACCGAAGAGGGGCGACCGCTTGCCGCTTGCTGAGTTAGGCCCTGAGACAAAGATGTGGCAAGGTCGTAAAAGTTAGCCCGACGTTGCTGGGGCATAAGCATAGATAGCTCGCTTGCACGCTTACTAATATCGTCGTAAGTCGGTGCAGACCGAGTCTTCTGTAGCTCTTCTAGCTTTTTAAAGTAATCTTCTGTTGGATTAACAGCCATGTTGTCTACCTATGTTCCCGTTGGTTGAGGATAGTAGTATTGCGACGGCTGGTTGTTACCGCTCGTCTGACCAACAAAGTTGCCCACTGCACCCAAGGTGCCCAAGCCCGTTGCTAAACCAGCTTGCAATGCGCTTGGCGTTGGGGAGTAATTTGTGCTGATCTGGGAAGATCCACCAGCGCCAGCGCCCAATTGCATAAATGGCATCAAGGATTGGTACTGAGCTAAAGGAGCCTGCTGCGCTTGCAGCAATCCCGCACGCTGTGCGTCTAGCTGCTGCTGAGTCAGACCCTGCTGCATGTTACCCATATTCATCAGCGTGTTGGTGTCTTGATTGTTGGCGTTTGAAACCTGACCGCCTAAGTTCTGCAAGAACCCGCCATAATTCTGCTGGGCTTGCAGTTGCTGCTGGCCGATTTGATTCTGCACGTTGCCAAGTTGACCGTAACCTTGAGAAACAGCCTGCGCGTTAGCCATGGTATTTTGGCCATACATATTTCTTGCGTTGCTTGAAGCCTGACCCATGTTAGCCATTGTGTTGCCTAGCTGCTGCTGAGCCGCAAGATTCTGAGAGGCGCTGTTCCTCAATTGCGTATTCATGTTCTGGTTGGCGCCCAACATACCTTGAGCTTGAGCCATTTGCTGGTTAGTCATCGCCTGATTTGCACCAAAGTTTGTCTGAGCAACATCGCCAATTCTGCGAGATAAAGATTGCCCAGCGGCGCCAAGCTGTGATGCCTGATTGCCCATCATTGAAGCAAGGGCTTGATCAGCCCCAAACTGTTGTGATGCCTGATTACCCATCATTGACGCCAAAGACTGCCCTGCGCCAAAGCGCTGGCTTCCTGCGGCTGACAATCTATCTGCAATGCTTCGCTCTGCCTGCAAGCGCTGTGCCGCGTCTGACGACAACTGTCCAGACAAGCTTTGCTCTGCACCAAGGCGTTGACCGGCGCCAGACCCGAGAAGGCCAGACAGTCGCTCGGATGCGCCAAGTTTCTGGCCGCTCAAAGAAGCCAGTCCTGTGGCGCCCTGCCTCTGGGCATCTTGCTGTCGCTGAAACTCGTTCATTGCGGCAGTCTGTGCATTTTGGAATCCAGACGCACGAATGCCGCCAACTTCTTTTGCTAAACCCCGACCAACGGCTTCTGCTCGTTCTGAGGCCCCCAGTCGAGCACGGGAGCCAAACGCTGACTCTCCGCCTCTGGCAACATTGCTGGCAAACTCCTGCATGTCGGCCTGAGAAAGACCCTTAGTTGCGTCCTGAATAGTTTGGCTAACAACCGCGTCTTCATAAGGATTGTAAAAATTGTTTATAGATGATGGATCAAAAGATTGATTGGTGGTGCCGCGCAACAATTCCTGCGACTCCCCAAGATCTCCAGTAAAGTTACCTAAAGCACCTATACCGAATTGTTCAACGTCATCTATTCTATTGCCGAAGCGATCTACAGAACCCGCTAGGCTTCCGGTCGCTTGCGCTGACTCTCGCCCAAACCGATCAACGGCGCCACGCTCTGCGCCAATAGCGCCATAAAGTTCGTCGCCTAACCTTTCTTCGGCAGTGCTTAGCGTGTCCGTTGCTCCAGACAATCCACTTCCTAGCCTTTTACCAGCCGAGCCTAGCGTGTCTGTTGCTCCAGATAATCCAGATCTCAGGTCGCCTAAAAATCCTCTTTCTGAACCCAATGACCTTTCTAACCCAGAACCTAATGCAGACACTCCTGTGGACAGATTGTCTGTGGCGCCTTGGGTCATGTTACCAAACTGATCAACGGCGCCGCGAGAGAGTGAATCTAATCCGCCCAAACTTCTGCCAAATCGAGATGTGGCTCCCCTCGAAATTGCTTCATTAATATCGTTTCCGCGTAGCGCGTCCCGAAGACCAAGGCGAGACTGAAAATCAGACTGACCAGAACCGCGTTGCAATTCCCGTAAAGACTGCCCTTGAGATCCCAACTGCTGGGCTTGACCGCGATCAAGTGCGCCAAGTCCGGCACGCATCTCCGCTTCCGACTGCTGAAGAAATGGAAGTTGTGAGCCAGTGTTGCTTCTAGCCAAGTTCATGGCCGCCAATTGATCTTGATTAAAGCCAGCAATCTCCTGCGGTATTACAATTGGGCGCCCCTGCTCATCAAAGAACGTGCGATTTGCGGCTTGCATTGCGCCGGGTATGAAACCACCTTGGCCATCCAGCCCATAAAGCAACTGCTGGGTAATTGGGTCCATCGAGGTTTGCGTAGAATTTACACCGCTAACATAGGGGCTGTCGCTGGGCGCTGGCCCCGTTGATGTAGTCGCCTGATCTCCCGCATTAGCGGACATCTGCGACTGAAAGCCATCAAGGGTTGCTTTGGCCTCTGCATCTTGCCCTTGAGAATCCTGAAATCTTTGTAGCGCGTCCTGATACTCAGCGCTCTGCATTATTTGTTCGTTTGTTTGAGCGGCGGGTTGGTCAGGCATTCCTTGGTCTGTTGTATTTTCTAATGGTGTGCCATCTAATCTGGTTGTCGGCGGAGGGATATTCAATATTGAATCATCGAAGTTGATTTTCTCCAAACCGTATTGGTCAAGCTGGCTTTGAAACAATTGATCTCGAAGGGCGTTCTTTTGGGACAGGCGAGAATTAAGGTCGCCCTCAAAACCGTAGTCGTCGAGAGCCTTGCCTGATTCTGCCATCGCGGCTTCAAACTGTTGAATTATGGAGGCGTCGGGCTCTGATCCAAATTTCTTCTTATACTGCATAGCAAATCCATCGACGTCACCGCTTCCGGTAGCCCTGCCTGCGTCCGTACTAAACATTACACTCATGCTGGCTCTCCCGCGAACTCTTTAAAGAGCTCCATCATCTGATACATCAAGTCAGTGCCCTTATCTCTGGACTCCTTACCACTAGCCTCTAAGGTGATGATGCCTCCGTCCTTCTTCATTGTGAAGGCCCCAGCGCCACGAACTGCCTGCCCGTTCATTACAAACTCGCCGTCGCTAAGCATTGCTGGGATGTCGTCAGATATCTCTGTGCCTTCGCCCTGAATGTCGCCAACCATTCTCTGGAACTCTTGCATACTGACGTTGCCGCCATCGGCATAAGCCATGACTGGGCCGCCATACGCCATTCCCGCTGGGGGTTGTCCTCCAGCAAGTTGAGGTAGGGTGTTGCTAGGCAACAATCCAAACTCAGTAGGATTCGGAGCCTGATCGCCCATTCTTCTAGCAATCTCTGCTTCAATGTTGTATCTGCCCGCCGCATTCATGGTGGTCAATGGAGTCTGCGCGACGCCGCGATCATTCTTCGCTTCGTCGTAAGCCATTTTACCAAGAAGGTAGGCGGGGATTCCTGCGGCGGCTAACGTGCCAAGGCCACCCATTCCACCACCACCCGCACCGCCAGTAAGGCCCTGCATCGCTCCAGCAAATCCACCTTGCACGTTGGGGTTGGTTATGCCTTTTATCATGTCCGGCGTTGGGTTGTTGCTTCCAAGGCCAAAGCTGTTGCCAAGATCTTTTAGCCACTGAGGCGTGTCGAAAGCGTTGTCTATGGCGCCACCGCTAATAAATGGGTTGAGAGCTCGGTTCAGCGCAGATATTCCGCCTGATGCCGATACCCCGCCGCCGGGTGCGGTCTGTCCAAGTTGAGCCAAATATGCCTGATAAGCCTGCTCGGTCAAAGCGCCCGCCTCATCCTGAGACATTCCCCCAGCAATAAGCTGTTGATAATATTGTGATGCGTAATCTTCTGGACTGGTGCCTGCTGTTGGGCCTCCTGCTGCCCCCGCTGGCGCTCCGCCCATTCCGGCCATTTGCATACCGACTTTTTGGAATGCACCTTGGGGTGCGCCGGGTAAGCTCGCTGGATTGAATACGGTGCTTGTTGCGCTGGGCACAGCGAGTGGGTTAGCTTGACCAGAATATGTTGCGGTCTTGAGAAGACCGGGTATTCCCCCGCCAGTCGCAGAGCCGGTAAAGGTTCCGAGAGGATCTGCCATCAAGCCGCCAATACCAGATGATATAGCTGACCCAGTGCCAGTTAATCCTTTACCAATGCCCGACAGAAAGCTACCGCCGCCTGCCTTAGATATGTTGGATATGTTGTCAGTAAAGCTGCCGCCAGACGCAAGGGGTCCCGCAACAGTTAAAAGCTGTAATGGATTTCCGCCTTTTGCTACGTCGTAAACAGTAAACGCTTTGTTCGCCAATGCGGCGATAGGTTGCCATGGGCCGGGTATAAACTGAGCTACTTGAGCCAGTGGCTTAACCACCTTCTTCACAACCTTCTTAACGCCCTTGGCCAGCTTCTTAAAGAAACCAAACTCTTCAAGGCCGGTGATTGGATTTAGAGATGCAATGCCAACACCCACAACCGCTTGCTCTGGGTCAATATCAAGCTCGGCAAATTTGTTCTGCACAATGCGCTCAAAGTCTTCGTCTTCAAAAGCCTCTGGGGGAAGTATAACTTCGCCGGGTCGCAAATGAGCCAAGGCGGTGTCGTCACCGCGCCCCTGTTGCGCCAGAAGAATTGCTTGCTCGGCCATCGGAGCTTGAGAGCCAACTATAGCTGCCTCGGCTAGATGCTCGAGTTTGGCCTTCTCTGCTGGGTCATCAGTCATCCCCGCCTGCATCATTAGCTCCTCTATTGCTTGGGCTATTGCGGCATTGGGGTCTGCAACTGGTTCACTAGCCGCTTGCTGGGCTTCGGCAATCATGGCAAGCTTTTCTTGACTAGGGGCTTCGGCGCCACCGCCGTCAGCCATTCTTCGGGGATAAACTCCGCCGCCCTGCATCATTGGCTGTGCCTCTATAATGCCCATCAGCGTGTTTTCTAATTCTGTATTCATTGGTCAAATGCTCACTGTCAGGGCGCCGACTGCCGAAGAAACACTATTGCCGGACACATAAATTTGATGACTGTACAGATCTCGAAGTACATGGCCATCAAAAGCTTGATGAACCTCAAGAGTCGTGTTAAAGATTATAGCACCAGTAGCGAACTGTAAACTAGCCACTTCGTCTGCGTTGAAATGCGGGGAAATCGTGTAATCTACCGATCCCAAGTTGATTTCTAGTATTCTCACTAGGCGATTAAAAGTTGCAGAATCTACGGAAACCCCAGAAGAAACTGGAAGTCGGGTCTGAAGCAGCTTGCTCATTAGCGCCTTCCGCTGGGCTGAATGTCAATCCTTGTAGAGCCTAGGCGCCATTTGTAACCCAATTGCTGTGTGGCGTCATCATCGCTCTCGAACCGCAAAACAATCTGACGAGCTCTGGTCCTTACGTTACTGAACGTCGAGCTCTGGGTAACCTGAGTTGTCGAGTCTGTGGTTAAGGTCTGATTGTTGTAGTCTCTGCGTTTTAACACCAAGTTCATTGCTGGCGTGGTTCCTACTCCAGTCTGGGTAAAAAAGGCTAGGTCAGGAATTATTTTCTTAACGAAAGCAAATTGATCGCCATCGCCAATGGCTATATCTGCCGACTCTATGAAGACGCCGCTCATTGCAGATTCGTTGTCGTCGAATCCGCTTTCTTGCAGATAGTTTACATAGCTTCCAGCTTCTATGCCTGACGCAATGGGGTTATCTTCCACCCCAGAGTCTATCCAAGAATATCTGACCAGAGAGCCGATAGACCAAGTATTTTCTTCGTAGTTAAAAATGACGTAACGAGATATTTCTTCCGTTGCGTCTGTCAAAGAAGGATAGAAGAACCACATCTCACCAAATTGACTGTTAAGCCCCATGTGACATTTAAATGCTTGGCTTAGATCTATGTCCTCAAAAATGTATTCTTGCACAGAGCAGGGGAGTTTTGTAACTGTTCCAGAGTACAGGTAGAAGCCAGATTTGCTTGCAAAGAAAACGCCAGCCGCAGATGCCACTGCCGCTTTGGGTCCAATCAGACCGGCGCCTTCGTTGATTAAATTTACAGCAAAGGTTAGCGGAGGCCCAATAAAGGTCATGCTGTACAGCGCAGTGTCTGTCCAGATCAGCGTCTCTTGCTGCGACTTTAAGCCGCCAATGATCAGTGATCCCGAGGAAAGCCTGACGCTGCCCGCGCTATTCGTTGCCAGCGGCTCAAAATCTAATTCGTTTTCACTGCTGGAGAACGCTACAAGCATGGGGTCAAGAACGCCAGTCCTAGATCCACTTGATATCGGATCGGCGCCGAGGACAATCAAATGCCTATCAGTCTCAGATGTTATTACCTGAAGCCCCACAGTGGGGACCAAGTTGGCGCCAGTAGAGGTAGCCAGATCTAACGCCCGAGCGCTTAACCCGTTATTCTCGACCCATCGGTAAATGGACCCGCCCCTAGGGTTAATTATTAAGTTCTCACCAAAATTGTCGTGAGTCCATAGGCGCAGTTGTGACAAAGAGCTTATAGGAGAAGAAGATCCAAACGTGCCGGAGCCCCAAGTGTTTGCTCCCCAGCCCGTACCAGCTACAAAATTATCTAGCCCCACATTGATTTGATAGACCCCTACAATGCTTCCACCACCATTTCCGCTGTCACCGCTGGTTGCTTGGACCGCATTGCCGCTGGTATCTTTCGCTGTAACCGTATACGTGTTTGTGCCCGTCACCAAAAGGATTTGATATTCTTGATTCAGGACAGCGGCAGTGATTGCTCCGCCTAGAGTTGCGGCGCCACTGAAAGTAACAAAATCTCCGCTAACGGCGCCATGATTGGAGTCATTAACAGCCAGAGTGGTTGATCCGTTTGTGGCGCTGAATGTAACGTCTCCAGCATTGGTGCTAGATCGAATTGGCGTGACGTCGTAATATAAGTCTCCGCTTTCGATGTAATACTTGAAAGTCGTGCCCGTGCCTAAAAGCCGCGTGCCGCCTAGAGTTATCCAACTATGAAGGGCCCTCGAAATACCAAGAAAGGTATTTTGCCCGAGCGTGACCCATCCGCCAATTTTCTCGGCTCTGGATTTTCTGAAGCGTATAAGATTTCCATCGACCCACCCGCCCGAGGCTGAGTAGTCCGTTTCTTCCTTGTTAATGCCCGGTTGGAAATCTACCTTTGACAGCGGCATATGGCATTAAGCCAGTCGAATAATTGCGCCAGTTGCCGTTGGACTTGGGAAAACTACAGTAAAATCTCCAGCATTGGAGGTTTTGTTTTCGCCAAAGTCAACCGAGCAAACAGCCTTATCACTATTCGTGTCGTTGTAAATCAAGCAGCCCCTAGCCGTAACCGTTACGTTAGAAAACGTCAGGTTGGCAAAGTCACAGACAGCGGTTGTGCCTGTGGCGAACGGGGTTACGTTAGTTAAGGCGCTTCCAGCCGCTGTATAGTTAGTGCCAGAAGATTCACCCGTCGTTACATAAGCCGTAGTGCCAGACCCAAGGTTGGCGCTACTAGTGTACAACGCCAACTTAAACGAATTTCCGCCTTGCGTAAAATTATGCGTTCCAACAAGTAACTGTTGCTTGAAGGATACTGCGATTGCAGATGCTATAGCCATTTACATCTCCTTGAGAATTTTTGCTATTTCTGGATGCCCAATGCTGTTAAACTTATTAGACGCCGTAGTGCGATCAGAGGCAATTGCGCTCTTCATCCCATTTAGTATAACACTGTAAATCGCCCTACGGAAAGCCAACGCCTGCTCTTTTATGTGGGGCGCCGCTTGTTCTGAAATGCCGCAAATTCTGTTTGTGGCGTCTTCCGCCCAAAACTCTACGTCGTGGCCCTTATTATTCGTGGTCGCTACGGTAATCTTTCCCATAGAAAACCCAATATTATCATCAATCATCCTTTGTATGGCTCCGGCGAAGTTGGCAAGGTAATTGTGGTCAGATCGTGCTTTTTGACCATACTCGACAATTGAGATCTAGGGCACAATATCCAATCGCCTTCGGGGCTAGACATAGCCACAAGCGGATCATCAAGTCTGTGGTAACCATACAGGCGCTCAGTGACAGGCACGTTTGAATCAAGTAAAGTCGATCTTGGAGACACACCAATCTTAATGCCTGCTCCGATACACTTGGCAATCCAAAACTCTAGGCAGGCTCTGCCAGCCTCGGCGAAGTGAATGTTCTCTTTATAGCTGAAGTCCATGCCAAAAAGATCCATCTCGGCAACTTCTGCCCACAAACCAAAAGCTACGCTGTACGCCGCAGTGGTATTTAGGTAGGCGCATTTGCCCTCGGTGCATACTTCGGAAAGCGGATATTCGACGATTGCTGGTACGCGGTCGTCTTTCTCGCAAGAGTAGATTGGCTTTGTTACTTTAGGTAACAG